CCCACCGAATCCCAGCCCACTGTGGATCAGGTGAGCCTGGTGGCCAAGACCCTTGGCGCCTACACCGAGTTCAGCCGTCGCCTGATGCTGCAATCCAGCATCGACGTTGAGCAGATGGTCCGCAATGAGCTGGCCACTGTGATCGCTCTCGAGATCGATCGCGCTGCTCTCTATGGCACCGGCTCTAGCAGCCAGCCCGAGGGCCTGAAGTTCGTCACCGGCATCAACACCGAGGACTTCAACGCTGACGCTCCCACCTATGCGGAGATCGTGAGCATGGAGACGAAGGTGGCTGCAGACAACGCCGACATCGGCGCTATGTCCTACATCACCAACTCCACCATCTACGGCGGCTTCAAGACCACCGAGAAGGCCAGCAACACCGCTCAGTTCATCCTCGAGCCCGGCGGCACCGTGAACGGCTACAACGTCGTTCGCTCGAATCAGGTCGCCAGCGGTGACGTGTTCTTCGGCGTCTGGAATCAGATGATCATGGGCATGTGGGGCGCCCTGGACATCCAGGTGAATCCCTACGCCTTGGACAAGAGCGGCAGCGTGCGCGTGACTGCTCTGCAGGATGTGGACGTGGCTGTGCGTCACGCCGAATCCTTCTGCCGCGGCAACAACACCCTGTGACCATGAGGCTCTTGATCCTGCGTCAAACCTCCATCGCTGGCCAGCCTGCCCGGGTTGGTGATGTGGTGGAGATCAACGACCGCGATGCTCGGCTGCTGATCAACAGCAGCAAGGCTGAACCGGCACCGCCTGCCCCTGTGGTTGAGTCGGTGGCGCAGGATCCTGAGCCCATCCAACGCAAACCCCGCACACGTCGCACCAAGACCAATGGCACTGCATGAGCTCACGCTGGACAAGCTCCAGCACTTCACCCTTCTCGCCACCACCACCATCACCGGCACTGGCGATCAAACCGGCGTCGATCTGGCTGGCTACGAGGGCGATGTTCAGATCATCCTGTCCGGCACTGCTGCCGGCGCAGATGCGGACCTGACCTTCCGCATCGAGGAGTCTGCTGATAACAGCACCTTCACCGCAGCCACTGGCGGCACCTTCACCGCTATCGGCAACGCTGCTGCCAAGCAGGTGATCACTCTCAACAGCAACGACCTAAAGCGTTACATCCGCCTCAGCTGCACTGCTGAGACCGGCACCGCTTCCAGCGCTGTGACCTGCTTCGGCTTCGGCCTCAAGAAGTACGGCTGATGGCGATCACGGAAGACCTATCGATCTTCCTAGATGACTTTGGCGTCAGCTGCACAGCTGGCGCCATTACTGCATTGGGCATCCTCGACATGCCGATGGAGGTGCTGGCAGGTGGCCAGGTGCTCAGCACTGACTACACGTTGACGGCCCGTGCTGCTGATTTCGGCGATCTGCTTTATGGCAGCGAGATCAGCGTGAACGGCGTGCCGTACACCGTGCGCGAAACCAGGCTGACGGATGATGGCGCGTTTTGCCAGATCGGCCTGATGCGCAGTGTTGCGGCAGATATGACGACAAGCGACACACCAATCGATGGTGGCGATGTGGATGATGCCATCACCGATCTGAGCAATGAACAACTCGATCCTGAGCTGGACGGTGGTGCTGCTGATAGCAGCTACGTTGAAGGCAACGTGCTCGATGGTGGTGGCGCATGAGCAGCACTGCACAGATCAGGCTGCGGCGTGATACGGCAGCCAATTGGACAGCAGCGAATCCGGTGCTGTTGCTTGGCGAGATGGGCATCGAGACCGATACCCGCCGCTACAAGGTGGGCGATGGGTCAACGGCTTGGACTGGCCTGAGCTACTACATAGAGGGCGTGCTGGCGCGTGGCCAGGCCAGCAAGACCACCAGCGGCACGATTGCGATTTCAGAGGCCGGCACTTATCAGAGCACTGGGCTGACTGCCACGTTTGATAGTGCCACCGACTATCAGGTCACGCTCGGCACGTCTGACACGTTTGGGCTGGCCAATGACAGCGGCGCAACCAAGCTGTTCATGGTGCAGGCGAGCATGGACGCTTACGCCGGCAACAACCACACGCTCGGCATCAAGCTGGCCAAGAACGGCGTTGGCATTGATCAATCGGAATGTCGCGCCTTTAGCGGCTCTACTGGCCAGATCGCAAAGCTGTTTTGCTTTTGGATGGTTGAGCTGGCTGATGGGGATGAGGTGGCCTTGTACGTTGCCAACATCAGCGACACCACAACGATCCAGTTCCAACGCGGGCGGATCAGTGCGCTTGAGGTGAAGGCATGACGCGGCGTGAGCGCATCCTGCGTGCGATCGTCACCGCGCTAGCCGGAACCACTGGCGTTGGCACCCGGATCTATCGCAGCAGGGTGACGGCATTGGCCAGGCAGGAAAGCCCCGCGATTGTGGTGGAGCCTGTCAGCGACACGGCAGAGCAAAACACCGCGCTGCCGCGGTTGGATTGGAGCCTTACGGTGCGGATCGCTGTTGTGGTGCGCGGTGACGTACCTGATCAGCTGGCTGATGCCACCATCGAATCACTACACGCCAAGGTGATGGCAGACCTAACGCTCGGCGGTTACGCCATTGATGTGCAGCCGCAATCGGTGACCTTTGAGCTGATCGATGCTGATCAACCTGGTGGCGTGATGAGCTGCGACTATCTGGTGCGCTATCGCACGCTGGTGGCGAATCTGACCACTGATTGATCCCGGATAGCATGGATTAGATAGAGGCCGGGACGGCCTTCCCCTAGGTCGCATCGTTATGGCACTTCTCACCCGCAAGCGCCTCATCCTGGTCAAAGCCGAATCCACCTACGGCACGGATTCAACGCCAGCCGGCACTGATGCCGTGTTGGTGCGCAACTTGGAGCTCACGCCGATTCAGGCCGAGACCGTTAGCCGCGAGCTCATCCGCCCTTACCTGGGCAACAGCGAGCAACTGCTGAGCAACACCCGCGTGGAGGTGAGCTTCGAGGTTGAGTTTGCCGGTAGCGGCACCGCTGGCACTGCCCCCCGCTATGGCTCGCTGCTGCAGTCCTGCGGCTTCAGCGAGACGGTGGTGGCCGACACCAGCGTCACCTACGCCCCCATCAGTGCATCCATCGGCAGCTGCACCATCTACGTCAACATCGATGGCGTGCTCCACAAGCTGACCGGATGCCGTGGCACCTGGAACCTAACCGCTGAGGTCAACCAGATCCCGATCATCAGCTTCACGATGACCGGCATCTATAACAGCCCGACCGATACCGCAGCGCCTAGCACCACCTACAGCAATCAAGAGACGCCGGTGATCTTCAAGGCTGGCAACACCACCAGCTTCTCTATCTTCTCCTACAGCGGCTGCCTGTCGAGCTTCAGCTTCGACGTGGCAAACGAGGTCAACTATCGCGAGCTGGTGGGCTGCGATAAGTCGGTCAACATCACCAACCGGGCTCCTGCTGGCGAGGCCATCATCGAAGCCCCGACCATTGCGGCGAAGGACTTCTTCACGATCGCCAACACCGACGCCACTGGTGCGATCACGTTCCAGCATGGCCAAACCGCTGGCAACATCATCACCTTCACCGCTTCCAACTGCGACATCGGCAACCCTAGCTACAGCGATCTGGATGGAATCCAAATGCTGACCCTGCCCTATGTGGCGGTGCCGGGCGCCAGTGGTAACGATGAGGTGAGCCTGGTCTACACCTGATTGCCAAGATCACAACAGCAGACCATGATGGGCTGAGCGTTCGCGTTCAGCCCTTTGGCTTTTGTACTGAAGCAATCGGACAGTTACAGCTGGCCCGTGGCCATCAGGATGCCTGCAGATGGCGGGAAGCGTGAACGGCAGAGCTTTGATGCTGTGTTCAAGCGGCTGCCGCAAACCCGCATCAATGAAATCCAGCAGCAGGTCCAGCAACGACTGAAGGATGCTGAGGCTGGCGAGGATGTGAGCAGCCAGATCAGCGATCAGTCGCTGGCCGACGAGATCCTGGTGGGATGGGCCGGCGTGGTGGATGGTGATGGCGAGGAGGTACGTTTCACCGAGGCGATGAAGGCACAGCTGTTGGATGTGCCAATGCTGGCCAGCGCGATCATCGAGGCTTACTTCGAGTCGCTGGTGGATCAGAAACGAAAAAACTGATCGGCGCCGCTGAGTACTGGGCGGGCGGCGCAACGATTGATGAGACTGCAGACGATGCTGCAGTGTTTGGCCTTGAGCTGCCAGAGATGGAGCCAGAGGGCGACTATGAGGTGCTGCCGGAGGCATGGCCTGCGGTGGACATGTTTCTGCGTGTCCAGACGCAGTGGCGCGTATCAGGTGGTGCGCTGATCGGCTTGGACTACAGCGCTGTGCGTTGGATGTTCGAGATACAGCGGGTCGAGGATCAGGCTGATCTGCTCAGTGATCTGCAGATCATCGAGGCTACAGTGATTGAAGCAATGCACCGTCAGCGGAAGGATTGAGCCATGGCGCTGGACATGACCACAGCCCTGGTGATCAATGCTCGGGTAAATGGCGAGCAGCAGATCTCAGGGCTCACCAATGGTCTTAAGGGTGTGTCCGGCGCCAGTGATCGTGCCAGCACATCAATGAACCGCCTAAATCAGGCAGGCAGGGGACTCGCCGGATTGTTTAAGACGATTCTGCCGATCATTGCCGCGCTGGGTCTGGGCAAGTTTGCTAAGGATACGATTGATAATGCTGATGCAATGTCGAAGCTGTCGCAGCGGACTGGCGTGGCGGCACCTGAGCTAGATCGTTTTCGTAAGGTTGCAGAGCTGAGCGATACCAGCATTGAGAGCCTAAGCAAGGCGTTCCCTGCGCTTGCAAAGAACATCAGCGACGCTGCAACCGGCACAGGGCCGGCTGTAGATGCTTTTGATCAGTTGGGCATCAAATTAACTGATGCAAGCGGCAAGGTGCGATCAACTGATGCCGTGATGAAGGACATTATGGATAAATTCAGAGGAATGGAAGACGGCACGGAAAAGGCGGCGCTTGCTAGCGAGATTTTCGGCAAGCGATTGGGTAGCGAGCTGATTCCATTCTTGAACAGCGGTAGCGAAGCTGTAAATGATATGAGCACAGCGCTTACGCAGGATTTCGCTGATAAGTCTGCGGCCTTTAATGATCGGATCGAGAATATGACTGAACGATTGCAAACACTAGGGCTTGAAATTGTCATGGCATTGATGCCAGCGTTTGAGGCGTTGATGGCATTGTTTGAGCAGTTGACCAATGAAATCGCAAACAATCCGGCTTTTCAACAACTAGCCGAGACCTTTGCTCAATTGGTACGGCAGTTGGCGGAGATTCTGGCTCCTGCGTTGCGCACTGCTGTTGAGATCATTGGCAACGTAATTCAAGCATTGCAAGGGCTGCCACAACCATTTAGGGAGTTTCTAGAGATTGCTGGCGCTGTTGGTCTTGCCATTGGCGGCATGTCCAAGCTATTTGGCCCGTTGCTGGCTGTGATCAGCAAAGCACTGATCCCCGCCCTCAGCGCACTAGGGAAAGCATTACTAGCTGTTTTCGCAACTCCTCCAATTGGCTTTGTGGCGTTGCTGGTGGCCGCTGGCGTTGCGATTTATGTGTTCCGCGACAAGATCGCCGATGCGTTTAAGGCCATCGGTGATCTGTTTGTGCGCATCGGCAAGGAATTCAACGATTTTGTGATCAAACCCGTCACCAACGGCGCTAAGGCCGTGGTGCGTGCGATTGTTGACGCCTTCAAGGGTCTAGCCAATGCGCTGA